ATCCCTCCTAATCGAGTGCCTCCGCAAATGGGCTGGTGTCTGGCTAGGGAAACGGGTGCGTTTGATCGACGCACCCACCGACTCAAGCCCCCGGGACATAGGGGCGACTTGCTTCGCTGAGCAACATTTCATCGCACTTGGCGCTCAGCACCTTGTCCACAAGCCTGCGCACAGGACATGGTCACGCACACAACGTGGTTGCTATCTCGGCTATCTGCGGGGAGTAGGCTACGGGCGCAGGGCCTTATGTCTTCCGACCTACTCTCCGAGCCGCAGATGCCCGTAGTCCCGATCACCAAGAACCAGCCCTCCGCTCCCGCTCAGCCTATGCCCTCTGAGCCAGCGCTTCTAATGGCCCTGGCCGAGATGCACCGTCAGGGTCGATTCGAAAAGCCACCCGCAAAGGAACCCACATAGTGCAATACGGCTCCGCTGCAGCCACCTCCACCTACCCCAACCTCTCCCCCGAGGCACGGGCAAAGGTGCGCCGCGCGACCAACCGTCTTGCCCCCGGCCCAGCTTCTGATCCTGAAATCGCCTTCCGCCGGGCCTCCGAATCCCGCCTCATCGGCCTCCGTGTAAACCGCTTCTCCTGGTGGGTGCACTGGCGTGAACTCGCCGATTACGAACTCCCTCGAAGGTACAAATGGCTGATCACCCCGAATCAAATGGCCCGAGGCTCTCCGATCAACGCCCACATCTTAGACTCGACTGGCTCGATGGCAGCAAGGAACTTGGCTGCCGGGATGATGATGGGTTGCAGCGATCCCACCAAGCGCTGGTTCCGCTACAAGCTGGGGCGATTGGATTCTACACAAACCTCGCCTGTGTCCTTGTGGCTAGCCGAGGTCGAACGCATCATCGGTCTGGTCCTCGCTGAATCCAACTTCTATGACTCCCTCGCCATCTTCTATTTCGACCTCGTCGTCTTCGGCACCGCCTCCATGCTCATCTACGAGGACTTCGACAATGTCATCCGATGCGTTAATCCTTGCCTGGGCGAGTATTATGTTGATAACGATGGTCAACTTCGCCCTTGCATCTTTGCTCGGGAGTTTACTTACACTGTTTCCCAGGCCGCGGAAGAATTCGGAGTCGAAAACCTTTCCCCGTCCACCGCCTCCCTCTGGGCCCAAGGCGGCACATCGCTAACCCGTGAGCTCGTCATTGCCCACATGGTTGAGCCCAACATCGATGGAAGGACATACGGTGTCCCAGAATCCTTCGCCTATAGAGAATGCTATTGGGAGTGGGGTGGCTCTGCATCTCCTCAAGGAGGCTCATCATACAGCCCGGGTCTACTCCGCAAGCGAGGTTTTCATGAGTCACCCGCCATCGTCACACGATGGGATCTCGTATCTAATGATGCGTACGGCCGATCCCCTGGTATGGACGCTCTACCCGATATCAAACAGCTGCAACTAGAAACCAAGCGGCTCTCGCAGGGCATTGACAAAATGGTCAACCCTCCGATGATCGCTGATGTCCAACTGAAAAACCAGCCCGCTTCCCTCCTCCCTGGCGGCGTGACCTACGTCTCCGGTATGATCGCTCAGGGCAAAACTGGCTTCGCTCCGGTCTACACCGTTGATCCCAAGGTCAACGAAATGCGGGAGCAGCTTGGGGAAGTCCGGGCCCGCATAGGGAGCACCTTCTACAATGATCTCTTCAAAGTTATCTCCCAGTTCGAAACCCGCTCCAACGTCACCGCTACCGAAATCGACGCTCGACGAGCGGAAGCAATGCTTATGCTGGGCCCAGTCCTTGAACGTCTCAATCACGAGGGCTTCGCTAAGATTCATGATCGAGTGTTCGGCATCGCCTCAAGGGCAGGTATTTTGCCTCCCGCTCCTGCGGAGGCTCAAGGAAAGCACCTTACCATCGAATTCACCTCCATGATCGAGCTCGCCCAAAATGCGAATCAAGCCTCTGGGATTGAACGTCTATTCAACATGGTGGGAGCGCTCGCCGGGATTGACCCCGCAGCTGTCGATAACGTTGACATTGACTACGGACTCGATAAGGTATCGCATCTATACAATAACGATCCCAAACTCATTCGCTCGCCTTCTCAGTTGGCTGCGATTCGTCAACAGCGCGCAGCGCAAGCCCAGCAAGCCCAACAGGCCGCCCAAGCCGACACCGCACAGAAGCTAGCCGCAGGAGCCAAAACCCTCTCCGAAGCCCAGCCCGGTTCAGGCTCCCTCCTCACCAAACTAACCGGTGCGGCATGAAACGGTTTGAATACAAAAATGAACTAGTCGAGGGCCTCGGCTACAGCACAGCCGAGGAAGCCACCGTTGTCCTCAACCGCTTCGGCCAAGACGGCTGGGAAGTGTTTCAAATGTTTGTCACTGGCGAGCATGCCCAAGTCTGGATGCGCAGGGAGATCGCGGCATGAAAATACTCCTCGCTCTCCTTTTGATCGCTGGCTCTTACCCCGATTCCCAACTCAAGGGCTGGTTTGACTCACTTAAAAGTGGAAAGGGTCTTTGCTGCTCCTTCGCTGATGGACGCACCGTTGCAACCGACGATTGGGGAATCAAAGGCGCTCACTATTGGGTAATCGTTGACGGACAAAAAATAGTCGTCCCCGACGACGCACTTATCTCCGCTTCCAATCGTCTTGGCCAGGCTATCGTTTGGCCTTACGAATATGAGGGACAGCTTGCCATCCGCTGTTTTATCCCCGGAGCCGAGACGTGAATGACCACTACAACGCAGCCGACCTCCGAGCCCTTCGTCGTGCAACCCGCGCTGCTAAGCACGCTGAAGCAGAGCGTCGCGTTGTTATTTTTAATCTCATGGCTTCTCCTGGTGGCAGGAATTGGGTGCATTCTATCCTTGCCGACTGCGCCATATTCTCCACAACCTTCACGGGTGAAGCGCTATCTGGTGCGTTTAATGAAGGCAAGCGAAGTGTGGGTCTGCAACTTCTTACTGACGTGGTGCGATGGGCCCCCGATCAATACATCCAAATGATGCGTGAGCAAACCGATAAGGAACAAGCAAATGCCCGACGAGACGACAGTGGACACAGCGGGAGTGACGCGAACGGCGGAGGGTCAGATCTCGGACGGCCAGACGACGCAGACGGATCAGTCACCTTCGAGTACGACCCCGGAGACGACGGAGCCGGGGAAGACACTACTCACTGAGGATAAGTCTCCAGAGCAGGCTGAAGTCAAGGCAGCCGAAGGCGCCCCGGAGAAGTACGCCGACTACAAACTCCCTGACGGCGTTACTCTTTCGCCTGAAATCAAAACCGAAGCCGATAACCTCTTCAAAGGCCTGGGCCTTTCCCAAGACGCTGCCCAGTCCCTCGTCGATTTCTACGGAAAGCAAATTTCCGAACTCTCCTCCGCCCCAGCTAAGGCCTATCAAGAAATGACCGACGGCTGGCGCAAGGATTCCGAATCGCACCCCGACCTGCGCGGCAAGCTCGGCCCGGGTCAGGAGATCAACGTTCGCATATCCAAGGCCCTTGATGGCCTTGGCGATCCGAAGCTGGCCTCAGACTTCAAAGCAGCCATGGACCTAACCGGAGTCGGCAACCACCCTGCCTTCATCCGCGTCATCTCCCGGCTTGCCGAGAAGGTAACTGAGGGCACGCACGTTGCAGGTAATGGTCCGTCTAAGGAGGGTCAATCCCAGTCCGGACGTACGGCGCCACCATCCGCAGCCGCTGCCATGTGGCCAACGCTCCCTTCCTCAACCAGGCAATAGGAAACCATAACTCATGGCTACCATCGGCAACGTCGCGCTGACGTACGCAGACTGGGCCAAGCGGCTTGATGACGGATACAAGGTCGCCCGTATCATCGAGCTCCTTTCCCAGACGAACGAAATCCTCGAGGACATGATGGTCGTCGAGGGGAACCTCCCAACCGGGCACAAGACCACCGTCCGAACTGGCCTGCCCCAGGCCACTTGGCGCCTGCTCAATCAAGGTGTGCCGAATGCAAAAAGCACCACGGCTCAGATTGTGGATACGTGCGGTAATCTTGAGACGTATTCGGTTATTGACAAGGACATCGCGGATCTCAACGGCAACACCGCCGAGTTCCGGCTCTCCGAAGTCAAGGCCTTCCTTGAAGGTATGTCCCAGCAGATCGCCGCGACAATGATCTACGGGAACCAGTTCGTGAACCCAGAGCGGTTCACCGGGCTGTCCCCTCGATACTCCACTAAGACCACCGCCAGTTCCCAAACCGCCAACAACGTCCTCGATGGCGGCGGCGCAGCCTCGACCAACACCTCGATCTGGCTCAAGGTCTGGGGCGACGATACCGCCCACGCAACCTTCCCCAAGGGCAAGATCACCGGCCTCCAGCACCGTGACATGGGTGAGTGGCCGGTAACCGATGCCTCGGGCAACACCTATCAAGCCTACCGCGATCACTTTAAATGGGAGATCGGTTACGTCCTCCGCGACTGGCGCTATATCGTCCGTATCGCGAACATCGACATCACCCAGCTCACCGGCGTGTCCGCAGCGAACCTTATCAATCTCCTGGTCCGGGCCATCTACAAACTCCCGACCCAGCCCGTTTCAGCCGGTACCATCCAGACCTCCGACACTCCCGAGGTTCGCGCAAATATGGGTCGCAGTGTCATCTATTGCAACCGTGTCGTCCGAACCTACCTCGACCTTCAGGCTATGAACAAAACCAACGTCCTCCTCCGCATCGAGGAGTTCGATGGCAAACCCGTCACCACCTTCCGCGGCATCCCGATTCGAACCTGTGACGCCATCCTCAACAACGAAACCGCGCTCACTTAAGGGAGGCATGTACCATGATCCTCGACGCACTCCTTGCCTTCGACACCGGGTCTCTCATCACGGCGTCAGGCACCACCCAAGACTCCGCAAACATCA